GCCACCACCGCCACCACCAACAACAGTGAAATAAACATCATATGATTGATTAAATGAAATTGTACCTGAAGAGCCATCTAATTGTGCAAAGACGTACCCATCACCGACACTATAATTTAAATAACTTGTAGCATTAAAAAATGGATTACTCATATAATAATAATTGATATAATTGTTATTATACAAACATAAATATAGATTCAAAATATAAATGTTCTAGAAATTCATAGTGAATATTAAACAATAATCTATTCAATTTAAGGATTAAAGCCATTTTTATTTCCCATGAAAAACCATCTTAAAGACAAGTACTTTGGCATACTTTCAGTCATTGTTTGACTATTCATTTTTAGATTGGGTCCATTATCGACAATACCTTGAATCTCGCTCGTACCTAAACCATAGTTGAAATATCTTAATTCAGACATGTATCCAGAAAATCCACCATTCATGGCTACATGTACATCACCGTAATTCTGCTTAGGAACTCCATTCATAATTAATCGCTTTGCCAACTTGCCATTAATATAGGTATCTAGTTGGTGATTTTCTACACGGATTTGCACACATACCCATTTGTTAAGAGGAATATTTTCAATCGTTACTTTTTCTTCGATATCATTGAATGTATTCATCACTACTACTAAATCATTTGTATTTGGAGCAATGTACAAACCTGGGGCATTGTTAGGATGATTCATGCCAATGGGTGCATTGGTGTAATTAATGTTATCATTTCCCTTATGGAACACGTGTCTATATTGACCTTCTTGATAGACTAAATCATCAATAAAAAGCCATACAGAGTAGGTGAATTCAATTCCCTTTTCTTGGTTATCCGAACGAATGAGTGGAATAGATCCATTTGAATTGGGATTCTGAGGTATCACAATCATTTTTTTAGCATCTACCATACCATCGATTAAATAGGGAGAGCTAGAGTACGAAAACAACCACGATAACACCTGCGTACTAAATCTAACAGCAACAATAAAGACAACTAATATCAATAGTAAAAAGGCTACTTTTGCTACTAAACTATTTGATTCCAAGAATTCCCTTGTTCCATTTACCATATTATTGTTCTTAAAACTGTCGAATGTTCCAGCTCCGGATGAAATATTTCCAAATTCTGACATATCTTATATATAATACATAAGAAAAATGATTTTCTTTGAACTAACATTTGAACTAACATTTAAACTAACATTTGAACTAACATTTGAAATTATCCTTTGAATAACCAATAACAGCACACGCAATCCTTTTACCAGCATTACCAGTTTTTAAACTCTCTACATTGCCTCCATTTCCACAATCATCTTCATCTTCGTGAATGATTAAACCTCTGCCAATTATATTTGACTTGCTACCAGAAAGTTTTATAATGCTATCGTAAAAATGATATTTTGCATCACCCTTTGAATTTGTCTCAATATTACCTAAATCACCTACATGACGTTTCTTCATACCTGGACAACCATGTGTCGTATTGTATGGGTTAAAATGGGAACACATACTTGTACATTTATCCGTTAAATCGCCTGCTTCATGAACATGAAATCCGTGTAGACTGTTTGGTTCAAGACCACGTAATTGTAACTCTATTTTTATTCTATGATATTTAACATCCTCTGTAAATTTAACATGACCGGTTACTTGACCTGAAAAGACAGCAATAGCAGAAATAGGTTTATTATTCATAATATAATATAAATGACATAAATAATATGGTATCTTTACTAAAAGAATAACAATAAAAATATAATTTGTAAAAAATTATATTTTTGTACTTTTAGTATTTTTGTACTTTTTGTAAAGTTACACGTAAATAGCGTTAATGTTCTAGATAGTTAAACTACCTTGTTCTTGACCATCCTTCAAGTATTCGATTTTCACTTGATAAGGAAAGTCAATACCACTACCACCATATCCACTGCGGTAAATGTTGTATGCCTCTTGAGGATTCAAAGAATTAGCATAGTAATGGATATTAGAAGTATAACCTGAAAAACCACCCTGAGGAGTGACATAAACTGGCGCATCATTTGCAATCTTGGCTACACCAGGCAATACACACGTTCTTACTAGTTTTCCATCAATATAAATATCCATGGTTCTACCGTACAAGCTGACAATAGCATTCACCCATTTTTGAACAGGAACATTATCGACATTACATGTATGTGTAGAAGCAGTGGCGGATTGAGCAGAAGGATAGACAGTAGTTTCAATCTTTAAATTATTTTCAATTGCTCCTAAAACAATGGATGGACTAGGATTCAAGTCTTTATCCAAACGTCCTAAAACAATCTTTGGTTCTCCATATCTATAACTCCAATCCTCAATATAGAACCAAACAGAATAGGCGTAATTAGATGCATTACTCTGTGCTAAATCCCCAGCATCAATTTTAGTGACCTTTTTGGCGTCATTTAAACCAACTAGTTTTGTATTACTTCCCATAAACCATCTTATTACGAATATTAATAATAACACTACTACAACACCTATTGCAATTTTCATAACAGATACAGCCATAATATATAATATACTGTTAGAAATTTTCTAAATCACTGGAGGATTTAAATTTTTTACCGAAGTATATAACCAAGTAATTTTTGCACGAGAAATCGCTTCCTTAAAATAATTTACATTGCATATACCGCCGTATATACCATTTGATGTACCGCACGTCATCATAGTATTGCTATTATAAGGAATGGTACCAGGTGTAGATGATACGAGTTCATTGTTGATAAAAATATCCATTGTAGCACCATCATAATTTACGATCACATGATTCCATTTTTGCATTCGGAACTCGTTCGTTTCGTACAAAATACTTTCATTTTTGTCCTGCGTCTTCAACATGATCTTGAGTTTGTTTTTAGTTACGTTGAATAAGAAATTTGGTTTGTCGCCTATATTCAGTAAGGATGTATATTCATCATAACTAGAATTTGTCTCAGGAGGGAATGAATCTATGTATATCCATCCTGATACGGCGTATTTATATTGAAATTTATCATCCACGTAATTCACATCACTAAATGATCCTAAATTTGTCTCGTTATTTAAAACGGTTGGTTCATTTATCAGTTGATTTGAATTATGAGATAAAAATTGTTTTACTATCCATGGGTATATGAGATATAATCCCACGAGTAACAATTCTACGAGAAACACAATCATGATGGGTTTTGTAGTAATTTGGTATTGATATTTTAAATAATCTACCAAGTCTAGTAACAAGCAAGGAATATAGGTTATTACCTTGCCCAATAATTTACTCCATGATGGAGGGCTATCGCTCTGTTTTCCATCATGGATTCCAAAGTATTTAACAGCCATGGTTATCATGCCAATAATTATCAATGCATTAATACCTAATAAAAAGTAGGTACTGAAGTTGGTGTAATAAGACGCCAAGTAAAAAATGAAATATAGCGCAGCGATTACTAAAGCAAAGGAAACAAACGTAGTAGCCAGTCTGCCAAAATAGCTAAGAGCTCCAGCTGTTTCTACGTTTTCAGTTGATTGTTTTTTCTGTAGATAAAAAAAGAAGGTCATCATAATTAAGAATCCACCTAACATGCTTAGAAAAATACTTACTCCTCCGTTATTCTCCGTAATAATATTATATGGATTGGTTGTAAAAACGATAATAATCGTAATAATATACACTAAAAGTCCTAGAAGAAACCCAAACTCCATCTTGTAATTTTTTACATAATAAAGCAACATTTTACCAATATAGTATGTAGTATTCACCAATTTTCCACCAAAATTGTCAGCAGTATTATCATATGTAGGCGGTAGTTCCTTTTTTTCAGTCGTATCAGTTCCACCATTCATATTATTTGTCGTTTGTTGTTTTACATTCTGTTTCACACCATGTTTTTCATTCGATTTTCCCATTAATAAACTGTTAGAAATAAATTAAAGATGTTATTTTATTAAAGATTTTCCATGGCTGTTTTTTTTCCATGACAATCCCTACATAAAGCTACTAAATTATCCACATGATTCGAACCACCATTATCTAATCGTATTTTATGATCTACTTCAAACCATGCTGGTAACTGCTTTTGACAATGACCACAGTTCCAACTTTGCTGAGAAGCAACAAATTTCTTTTTGGTTTCGCTAACACATCTTTTTGTTCCTGTTTTGCCGGATTCCATCATACGGTTAATTTGATGTTGTTGGTTGGGAACTCCTGTTCCATTACCCATTCCTCCGCCTCCACCACCGGTGAAAGGGGTTTGGTTGGTAAAATCAGTAAAGGGTGTGAAAATATCCAACGTAGATTTAGCGCTAGGCATGAATTTTACTATATTAGATAACTCTTGTACTAAAGAATGAGATTGAGTGGGGTTTTTTTTCAGAAAAAGATAAATACTTAATCCAGCAAATGCAAAACCAGCCATTTTAAAATACTTTTGCCAAGATTGCAATAGTTTTATATAATTTCCATCATAATATGTATTTGCTATAAAAAATCCGGATACTGCTAAAACTAATAATTCTAATTTCATATAATATTTATAAATGTTTTTTTATAAATATTATTGTCGTAAATCATCGTTTTATTACAATATTCACTTGGACTTGGACTTGGACCTAGACTTGGACTTAGATTTGGACTTGGACTTGGACCTAGAATTGGACTTGGACTTGGACCTAGA